CACAACAACAACAACAACAACGATATGATCGCAAATCGGGAAGCTATCTATGGGGGTAAAAACAAGCCCGCAAAGGTGGACCCGTCTGACTATCGCCCCATAGCAAACGATGGGCCAGAAGCCAATGAGTTGTTTAAATGGTGCGTGCGGCAATATGCGCAACTGTTAAAACCCGGTTGCTGCTGCTGCTGCTGCGGCGGCGGCGGCGGACCTGACCCGCAATTTGCACGATGGTCATTGTGGTTAGATGCGGCCATTCCGTTTAAAATGATGGTGGTGTGGGATAAAGGGCCAATGGGCATGGGACACCATTATCGCAGAAGTTACGAAACGGTGTTAGTGGCGCAAATGCCGGGCGCGGCGTGCCGGTGGTTTGATGAAACCAAACGCATTGAAAACATAATTCGCCCCGGTCAATACGGGGCAAGCAAAATTATACCGTCAAAGGATCAGCACCCCACCGAAAAGCCGTTGGGGCTTATGGCGCATTTCATCGGCCTACATACACAGAGCGGACAAGTGATCCTCGACCCTTTCATGGGCAGCGGCACGACCCTCCGCGCCGCGAAGGATCTAGGCCGCAAGGCCATCGGCATTGAGATCGAGGAGCGGTACTGCGAGATTGCGGCAAAGCGCATGATTCAAGAAGTTTTGGGCTTGGGAATATAATGCTTGATCCAAGTAAAGCAACATTGGCCGAAGCCTACACGCTGCAACCCCGGCGGCATATTTGGCAGTTTGCGGAAGCGGATGTTGACTTTGACTTGGTGCCGCTTTATGACGTGCCGCCAGAATTGAGCGGGCCTTATGATGCGAGTTTTGCGCCGTACATGAAAGAGCCGGTTGAAGCGATACTTGATCCCACGGTTAGAGAGATATGGTTTCGGAAACCTTCTCGGTTTGGCGCAAGCGAAAGTTTGACGTGCAACGGGATACGGTTCATTGTCGCGGAGTGGCCGCGCAACTGCTTGTTCCTTTCCTGCGATCAACTTTCTTCTGAATCATATTTCAATGACCGTATCAAACTTGGGTTGCGCTGTAGCGAGAAGGCGGCGGCGAAACTTGACCGGGCGCGGGAATTGGAACACGAAGTGTATTTTGAAAACATGGTCTTGCGTTGCGGCTGGCCGCGCGCCAAAGGGATCTTCAAGCAATTTGGGTGGGCGGTGATTTTCGTTGAAGAATGCTCGTTGTTGCCGAACACGGCACCGGGCATGATTCGCAAGCGCACGGACACCTACGCGGAATGCAAGATCATCTTTCTTTCTTCCCCGGACCCGCAACAGAAGCGCCGGTCGAGTGAAGACCCAATCTTTTATGAGATGGAAGAAACAGACCAACGACATTGGTTCATCCGCGAACCGAAATACAAACGGGCGCGTTATTTTGAAATGGTGATGGGCACGCACAAAACACCGTACGGCTTGAAGTGGAATCCGAAGGCGAAGCGGAAAGACGGCAGTTGGGATTTGCAGCGTGTTTTTGATTCGGCGCATTACATCACTCCGGCGGGGAGCGAAATCTTAAACCGTGACCGGCTAAAGATGGCGTATGCGTCAACTAGTAAATGGCGCGTGACAAACAAGCGCGCGTTGCGATGGAAGCGCGGTTATGTTGCCAACTGCTTTATATCGCCGTTCAAAAATGGTGACTTTGGTGAAGTCGCGGTTGCGTTCCTTGAAGCGAAGAAGGCGGGCTTGGAACAGTTGCGGACGTTTGTTTATGAATACGAAGCGCGCGAGTGGACGCAAACAACGGAGCAAGCGAAAGAAAGCGTTATCCATGACCGGGAAGCGGATTACAAGCGCGGCGAAACGTTCAACGATGCGCCGGGGATAATCAACATCTATGCCAAGAAGCGATTTGTTGATGTGCTGACAATTGACGTTCAGAAAACTCACTTGTGGTGGTTGGTGCGGCGATGGCTTGAAAGCGGTGATTCCGGGTTGCGCGATTGGGGGCCGGTGGTTGCGTGGAAGGAAGTCGAAGAATTGATTGGCCGGTTTGAGATTCCGAAAGGGATGCGCTTGATTGATAACAGCTACACCGGGCGGCGCGTTGAAGTGCTTGATTGGTGTGTGCGGTTGAAGATGATTCCTTGCTATGGGCGCGACACGTTGAAAAGCAATGCGATTGTAAAGAACATGGTTGATCCGTATGAAGGTACGGCGAAGCAAAGCCGTTACCACAAGATTCCGAGTTACACGTTCAATCCGAATATGTTGAAGGCGCGGCTGCTCACAATGATGCGCGGCAAGAGTGAATGGCATTGGTTTGTGTACAACAATGTCGAATATGAATACACGCAACAAGTCACGGCTGAAAAAAGTGTTGACGGCGTATTCACGCCGATTCGCAAGGCAAACCATATGTTTGACTTGGAAGTGCTGCAAACGCTTGCCGCGCGTGTTGGTAGATTTTTGAAGATTGAGGATGCGAAGCCGAAGGAAGATGTTGAACTTTCCGAAGCGCAAGAAGCGCAATCGGAAAAGAAAAGACAAACCAAGGCGCAAAGCCGGGCGGCTTGGATTGATCCAAACTCAATCCGGCTATGAAAGGGCACCGAATGAGCGCAGACAAGAAGGCCGCGAAGCCGGAAGGCAAAGCGGGGGGCAAGTCGGAAGTGACGAAGAAAACGGATGACCTTGAATTCACGGTTATCACCGCCGCGCATGTTGGCGGTGAGCGTGATGCGTTCAAGGTGCTTTCGCTTCGTTGTATTGACAGACCGGAAGCGGGGTTGCTGAAAATGATTGGCGATGCCGAAGAAGGCGACAAAGTAAAGGTGACGGTTAAAAAAGCATAGGGAAAAGCAGAAGCTACATGAACAAGCCGCGCCGGGCAATGGCCGGGAACATTGCCCGGCGCTATTCAAGGGGGAGCATGGAAACGGAATATCAAAACAGGATGGAAGGCGAAATGCAAAAGCGCGGGCCGGGCAGGCCGCGCAAACACAAGGTTTGGGGAAGTGTCGTTGATGAATACCCGGTGCAATGCCCCAATTGCGGAAGCCAGAAAACGCGCGTTGTGCGCAAAGAGAATTTGTCGCCAAGAGCGGTGAAACGCATGCGGGAATGTGAAAATTGTAAAATGCGCATTCCGACGATGCAATACATTAAGCCTGTAGATAGGGGCTAATCCGCAAAATCAATTTGCTATAGAATATCCTTCAACGTTTTGACGCTATCGCCGTTTGTGCCGTATCATATTCCCCAAGGATGGGGAAAGAAGGCATGAATGGCGATTGCTGTTGCTACTTGGGAAGCCCTTGAAGCCAAGATTGTTGCCGACTGGAGCAAAGGTGTTCACGTTGGCAATTATACTATGGCCGGGCAGACCTTTACCTATCAGAACCTTGACCAACAGCGCCGCCTTCTAACGTTTGTCCAAGGCAAAATCAACGCGCTTACACCGGGCAGTGAAACCGGCAAGTGGCAGCTTTACCGGGCGGCGGCGATATGAGCCAAGACGTTATCCTATACGATCAATTCAATCATCGCATTCGCACGCAATGCAAAACCCCTTCCGAACAAGAGCGCGCTTTCCGATACCTTGAAGCGCAAGCGCGCGCCGCTTTCAAGGCGGCAGAGCAAGACCGCACTAATGCCAATTGGGTTGCCACTTCCCAAAGCATCAACACAATCTTGACTTCTGAACTTGACCGGATGCGGAACCGAAGCCGTTGGCTAGAGTGCAATAATTCTTATGTTGGCGGCGCGCTGAATTCGTTCCTGAATTTCGTTGTTGGCACCGGCTTTGATTTGCAAATGGACGTGACGCGGATGGTGCAAGACCCTGTAACCGGCAAGCCCGAAAAGCAGGATATGGATGTTTGGAATGAATACGTTGAAGATGTGTTTGCGCTTTGGTCGGATGATGTGTTGCTCAACGCCAGCGACATTTGCCCGGAATCATGGTTTGACGTTCAGGAAATGCTGTTGCGCCGGTGGATAGTTGACGGTGAAATTTTTGTGCATATGAAAATTGCGAAGGGGCACCCGGTTGTTCCGTTTGTTTTGGAAGTGATTGACGCCGGGCAACTGGACATCAACACAACGGAAAACCCGGACAACGGCAATCAAATATTTCTTGGTGTTGAAATTGACAAGCGCACTTGGAAGCCGGTTGCGTATTGGGTGTACTCAACAGCGGAACAAGATCCGCGATTGCAGGTGAATGTGAAAAGCGTGCGCGTGCCCGCTTCGGAAATGATCCACATTTACACGCGGCGCTTCCCGTTGCAGATGCGCGGCATTCCTTTCTTTTCGGCGGTTACGGAAAAGCTTTTCCAGCTTGGCGAGTACAGCAGCGCGCAGTTGATTCGCAACAAAATCGCCGCGTTGTTTGCGGTACTGATTACGCAAGGCACCGAAGGCGGCGGGTTTTTCAAGGATGATGATTCGAGCGGCACGCAGGATGGCAATGGGTTCCCGGTTGATGCTGATGGGAATGTGCTGGCAAATTTGGCACCGGGCATTGTGGGGCAATTGCCGGAAGGCGCGCAAGTGCATAAGATTGACCCGACAAGCCCGGAATCATCTTACGAGATGTTTGTGAATGACCAACTGAACGCAATTGGCAGCGGCACGGAATACGGGTTGTCATACACAAGCTTGACGCGCGACACGCGCAAGACAACGTTTGCGGGCGGGCGGCAAGCGGAGAATTTTGACATCCAGGGATACCGGCGCTTGTCGCGGAAGTTTGGTGGCAAGGCGCTTTCGCCGGTGTTCCGAGGCTGGATGGATGTTGCCGTTACGTCCAGCGCGATCATAGCGCCCGGTTACTTTCTCGAACCTAAACGCTGGCAGCGGCACAAGTGGCTTGGTAGCGGATGGGCGCGCGGCATAAATCCGGTTCAGGAAGTCACCGCCAAAACGAAGTCAATGGAAAGCTTTTTAACTTCGCTTGTGCATGAAGCGTCCCTTGATGGCTTGGAGTGGAAGCAAGTCTTGCGCAACGCGCATAAGGTGATGAAGGAAAAGCAGCGGCTTGAGTTGAATGATGCGATTGAAGCCGGGGAAAGCGATATTTCGGGAAGCGTGCCAGAAGGCGCGCTTGATGATCCAGAGGCAAGGGAAATGCTTGCGGAATTGATGCGCAGTAGCAGGGGATAATATGAAGCACAATCGGAGATTAAGCAGCAAGGCGCGGGAAGTGAAAAGTGATGTTGCCGGGCGGCGCGTCTATGAAGATCCAAGCCCGCAACGCCGTTGGCTTGATGTTCCGATTGAAAGCCGCATCAAGCAAAACGAAGATGGCACATATGATCTTTCGTTTTCGAGCGAAACGCCGGTGCGGGTTTGGGGTGACGACGAAGTTCTTTCGCATGATGCGAATGATGCACACTTTGACCGTTTCGCAACCGTGGGGGCGATCCTTAAAAACCACAACCCGGATGCGATTGTTGGCAAGCCTGAACGCGTTTGGCTTGGCGAGGACAGGAAAGGCCGCGCAAAGATGCGCTTTGGCACAACAGAAAGAGCAAAGGAGGCACAACAGGAAGTTGATGATGGGAGTTTGCGCGGGGTTTCGGTTGGGTTCATTGTGAATCAATGGACGTATTTTGCCGAAGCCGGGGAATATAAGGGCCGCGATTATCCGGCTGGCACTTGGCTTGCTAGCGATTGGGACGCGCTTGAGGCAAGCTTAACGCCGGTTCCGGCGGATGCTTCGGTTGGACTAGGGCGGAACGAAGGGCAGAACACGGAAGGAAATGAGGAAATGAAGAAAAGGAAAATCAAGCTTGCGAGGGATTGTGAGCACGGAAAGGCCGGGGAAGTTGTCACGGTAGAATTGCCGGATGATAAGTTTCGGGCGCTCGTTGAAGGCGAAGATGTGATTGGCGAGGAAGTCAAGGATGCGCCAGTTGCGCCGCCCGCCGATGCCGTGCGTGACGCGGCAAAGACGGCGACGGAGCCGAAGCCCGCACCCGCGCCCGTTGCGGATGATGATGTTGATTCGCGCGTGCAGAAGGCTCTTGCAAAAGAGCGCGCCCGGCGGAATGAAGTTGCTGAACTTGGGAAGCGGTTTGGCGTTGACGTTGCCGAAGTCAACGACAAGGGCTTCACGGTTGATGAAGCCAAGGATTATGTTCTTGGCATAGTCGAGCAGCGGCAGGACAATCCCACAACGCGCAAAGTGGAAGTGACGGCGGATGGGCGTGTTTCCTTCCGCAAAGCAGCGGCACATGCGGTTATGCGCCGGGCCGGAAGCCAGAATATCCCCGAAGATATTGCGAAGGCGGGCGGGGAAGAAATGGCGAATTGGTCATTGATGCGGTTG